TTTGTATTTGATGTTATTGGCTCGTCAACTATTGCGACAACGGCAAGTGCCACAGCGACATCTAATAGAGTGCAAAGCACTGGATCAACAATAGCCGCATCCGCAACAAACACGTCAGGCATGGAACGTGTGCGTGAAGTTGCGTCAAACAATGTTGTTGGCGTATCAAGTACGGCGTCTAGTGGGTCTGATGTTAATCAGTCTGGCGCAACAATAACTACAACCTCATCTGTCACTGCGACGTGCAATAAAGTTATGTCATTTTCTGGTGCAACATCTGCATCCACGACGACGACGTGCAACGCAATTGAGAAGTGGGAATTAATACCAAAAGTAACAGAGATATGGACAGCCGCATGATGTTGCAATTTAAGCATTTTTGTGGCAGTATGCGATCAGCGCCTACTGCGTCTTTCTCTTACATTGATGAACGATACTAGGCCGCAAGGCCAAACATAGGAGTTAATTATGGCAGATACTACAACAACCACATATGGTCTGGTAAAGCCAGAAGTCGGAGCGTCCGAGGATACTTGGGGTACAAAAATAAATACCAATTTGGATAACGTCGATAACTTGTTGGATGGTACGACGCCTGTAACTGGCATTGATATTAATTCTGGATCAATTGATGGAACGCCAATTGGTGCAAACTCTGCGTCAACTGTTGCGGCTACCACAGTAAGCGCAACTGGAAATATTACAGTTGGTGGCACAGTAGATGGACGTGATGTTGCGGCAGATGGCGCTAAGTTAGATGGCATTGAAGCTAACGCTAAAAATGACCAAACAATTACTGCTGGTTCTGGTTTATCAGGAGGCGGTACTGGCGACGTAACGCTAAGTCACAGCGATACAAGCAGTGTTAGCAACAGTGATAATAGCGGCAATACATTTATCCAAGACATTAACTTTGACACATATGGACACGTTACATCTGTTGGAACTGGCACTGTGTCAGTTGGTAATGGCACACTTACAGTACAAGGTACTGGTGCTTTAGGTGGTTCTGGTACTTTTACAGCTAACCAAAGTGGAAACGCTACAATTAGTATCAGCCATGATGATACATCTTCTCAGGGTTCATCAAATAACTCTGGCAGAACATACATTCAAGATATTACTCTTGATACATATGGACACGTCACTGGCCTAGCTACAGCTACAGAAACAGTTGTGAATACAGACACTAATACTACTTACAGTGCTGGTTCTGGACTTGGTTTATCTGGCACAACATTTAGCCACAGCGATACATCCTCACAAGGTTCTGTAAATAACTCTGGCTCAAACTTTATACAAGATATTACTGTAGATACTTATGGCCACATTACAGGTATTACCTCTGCGGCGGCTGGTGCTAGTACGACCTATGGTGCTGTTGGCACTTATACAGCCGCCTACCCAAGTGGAACTGGCAGTAGAACTAGAGGTAGTACATATGCCGCCTCAATCCTTAGAATGGCTGTTACAAGCTCTTATCTAATGGGTGATTTTAACAGAGCATTATATGATACAAACAACACAACAGGAGCTGGCCTAAGTGGAACTTGGAGAGCAATGAGTGGTTCATATAATGTTGCAGAGCCTAATTATAATAGCCCTGCGGCGTTATTTGTTAGAATATCTTAATAATAGGAGGCATCTATGCCAACAGTAACAATAACAGAAGTGCAAAACGCACAATCACTAAACACAGAAAACACTTGGTTTAATTTAGAAATTAATCATCCACATTTCGGCTGGATACCCTACACATTAAATCCTGATGATGAAGATATGACTGTGGACAACAGCGTTTTGCTTGAACTAATTGGCACAGATTTTGAAGCATATGTAGCACCTACTCAAGAAGAACTAGATGCAGAACTAGCGGCAAATCTTAGGGCGCAACGTGACTATAAGTTAGTTAATGAAGTAGACCCAATAGTCACTAACCCTTTACGTTGGGCTGAACTTACAGATGCTAAACAAGCAGAGTGGACACAGTATCGAACTGATTTGCTTAATTTACCAGAGCAATCTGGATTTCCAAACACAGTGACATGGCCTACTAAACCAACATAAAGGCTATATTGTTAATAACCATAAAAATATGTTATAGTCACAGTAACTTAGACCAATGAGGTAAACATGCCACTAATACCATTAGACATTCCTGCTGGCATTTACCGAAATGGTACTGAATTACAAGCATCTGGGCGCTGGCGTGACGCCAACCTAATTAGATGGGTTGACGGCACAATGCGCCCAATGGGTGGCTGGCGTATCCGATCAGACACGGCGGCTAATGCTAAAATTCGTGGATTAATTACTTGGATTGCCAATGACCAAGACAGATACATTGTTGGCGGCACATATAATAAACTTTATAGTTGGACATCTCAGGGTGTACGCCACGACATAACGCCAGTTGGATTAGCTAATGGTCGTGAAGACGCCGAGGCATTTACAGGATATGGTGGCAGTTACTTTGGTCAGTATGCCTACGGCGTGGCGCGCCCAGACACAGCGAGAATACAGCCTGCAACATCTTGGTCGCTTGATACGTGGGGTGAATACCTTGTTGCGTGCAATGAAGATGATGGAAAAATTTACGAGTGGCAAATAAATAACTCTACACCAGCGGCAGTATTATCAAACGCGCCGACAAGCAATGAAGGCATTGTCGTGACTGAAGAAAGATTTTTGTTTGCACTAGGCGCAGGCGGAAATCAACGTAAGGTGCAATGGTGTGACAGGGAAGATAGTTCCACATGGACGCCAGCCGCAACAAATGAAGCTGGTGATTTAGAATTAAACACAAGTGGCAGAATTATGGCTGGCATACGTGTGCAAGGCCAGACTTTAATATTAACAAGCATGGACGCCCATGTAGCGAATTACATTGGAGCGCCATATGTTTATGGCATTGAGCGTGTTGGGGCTAGTTGCGGATTAATTGCGAACAAAGCCATAGCATCAGTTGATAAGGGCGCGTTCTGGATGGGCAATCACTCATTCTATGCATATGCAGGCGGCGCGGTTCAACAAATTGAAAGCGAAATATCCGACTATGTTTTCTCAGATATAAACCGAGCGCAAATATCAAAAACTTTTGCAGTGACAAACAGCACATACGGCGAGATATTCTGGTTCTACCCATCTGGATCAAGCACAGAAAATGACAGATATTGCGTTTATAATTATGTCGAGAATACTTGGTACATTGGTGAGCTAGGTAGAACTGCTGGTTATGATATGGGTACATATCGACAGCCTATTTGGGCAAGCGCAGAAAACAACAAGCTATACGAGCATGAGATTGGCTTTGATTATGGTTCACTTACGCCATTTGCTGAAAGTGGATCAATTGCGTTAGGCACTGGCGAGAATGTAATGTCAGTCACAGAAATGATCCCAGATGAGAAGACGCAGGGCGACGTCACAGTTACATTTAAGACGAGGTTTTACCCCAATGGCGAAGAGCGCTCATATGGTGCGTTCTCTATGTCCAATCCGACGTCATTGAGATTTACAGGTAGGCAAGTTAAGCTCAGGATTGACGCGGCTAACTTAGCTGATTGGCGTGTCGGGATAAATAGACTTAATGTTACGGCTGGTGGAGCGAGATGAGCGAACAGCAACAAAAAGCCCCAGACGTCATTGGCAACGATTGGCGGACGTGGGGTCGAAGGCTTGTTCAGCATTTATCACAAACACGATCTGCACTGGTTCAGCAAAACGGCGAAGAAAACGCATCTGACGATGCAACTCTCATGTGGAATAGGATTTATAAATATCCTGTCGTGTCAAAAGGTGGAGAATTTCGACAAATTGTTGTTGAGGGTGGACACGCTAATTTTATTAAAACATCAGATGTTACACCAGTTGCGGCAAATACGGCATACAAGCTGACCTATGACGCGCCATCTGGCAATTCAAGAATTACGCAAGGCACGCCGACAAGCAGAATTGTGTTTGAGGAAGCTGGCGAATATGTTGTATCGTTTTCTGCACAAATATCATCGACAAGCTCAAGCACAGTACACTTTTACTTTTGGCCTAGCGTCAATGGCACTGCCGTAGCAAATAGCGCTATGACCACTGCAATGCACCAAAATAATGCCACAATGGTGACAAGTCGAACACAAATATTTACATTGGCGGCTGGAGATTATCTTGAGGTAAATTACATGATGGATAACATAAATGGCTTTTTAAATTACACTGCGGCGTCTGGATCAGTGCCAGCTTTACCAGCCTCTACACTATCTATAACGAGGACACATGGATGAAATAATTGAAAATTGCAGGGAATGGATCGAGGCCGCTTTGGAGTATTCTGGCGGTACTCACGATTTTATTCATGTAGTTGAAGGCATTAAGGCAGGCACAATGCAACTTTGGCCTACACCAAGGGGGTGCATAGTGTCTGAAATTGTGGTATATCCATTAAAGAAGCATTTAAATATATTTCTTGGCGGCGGCGAGTTGGATCAAATAATGGATATGCACACTGACGTAATAAATTGGGCAAAAGCTCAAGGTTGTAGCGCATTGACGATGACAGGTCGCGCTGGATGGAAAAAACCACTATCGGAACATGGTTGGGATCAACTACATTCCTCATACATTAAGGAGTTAACATAATGTCAGGCGGAAAAGGTGGCTCAACCACTTCAGAAATAACAGTACCAGATTATATTGAAAATGCGGCTAGGGCAAATTTAGCAAAAGCTGATGATATATCTCGCGTAGGTTACACGCCATATTATGGCGCTGATGTTGCGGCATTTAACCCAATGCAACAGGCGGCGTTTCAAAATACGGCTGACACTGCAAATGCATTTGGTATGGCTACACCGACAAGCCCGACAGACATTATGGGCAACATGGGTGCGCCTACAGTTTATGCAGATGGTGTAACAGGTTACTCATCAGCTCCAATGTTCCAAGATAGCGTTGACACATTGAGATATTTAAGGCCAGCTCAAGCTAATTTAATTGATAGTTTTTTTATAAACCCTAATGCTGGCTTCAATCCATACGCAGAATTTCAAGGGCGTGCTGGTGGTTCTGTGATGCCTTTGAGTATGAATGCCCAGCCAGCAGTTAACACTACAGATTACGGCGCTAACAGCTCATATTATACACAGCCAGCAGTATCTAACACAACAATGAATGCATCTGGAATGCCCAGCGCTGGCGATTATGGAATAAATTCTGGGTATGTAGATCCAATACTTCGCACGCCTTCAAACCCTACGCCAGTTTCTGGAGATTTAGCTGGAATGGGTAAAAATGATAATGAGGATGGTATTGGTGGGCAAGGTTTTGTAGCTCCAACTGCGGCTGAGTTTCAAGAAAGGGCAGACTCAATGGGAAGGCGATTGCCATCATTTATCCCGATGTCTGGCTTGATTAACTCTGCACTTGCTGGCAGTGCAAGAACACCAGAAGAGATTGCATATGTTAGAGAAAATCCAAGCATGGATGATAGCCTAGTAAGTAAAGTATTTGGCACTGGAAAATATGAGCCATTTGATACTCAGGATGTTATAAGTGACCAAGTTTATGCATCTGGGGTTGAAGGTGGGCGTAAATTGGGCGAAGGATACGGCGAAGCTAACGAAAGCGGTTTAGGTCGTAATATGAATTATGATAGATTTGGCAATGAAAGAACAGAGATGCCAGACGTTCCTGCTGGAAGCGCATACTGGAATGCCACAACTGGCAATTGGACTTCTAAAGATACTGGCTTGCCTGTATTAAGTGCAAACGCGCCTGCCGATATGAAAATACAAAACGAAAGCGCAAAATCACAGAACGACAAAGCAAGCGATCCAGATCGTGGCTCATGTGTAATCGCAACTCACGCTGTAAATTCTGGAGGGTTCTCTGCCAAAGATAAGCGCGAGGCAATTGTGTGGTGTGTGAATGCACTGCATGGCAAGTGGTGGGGTGAAGCTATCAGACGTGGCTACAGGTATTTAGGCCAAAAGAAAATTGAGCAGGGTAAGGCTCGCGAGCATTATGGCGAGTTTAAAGATTACATCGCATTTGCTAATGGTAAGAAACGCACAGTAAAAGGCGCAATACATTTTGCGGCTAGGACAGCGCAATTCTTTGCAATTGGCTTAGTAAAGAAGGATATATAATATGGCTGGTGGTGGACAAATGAGGCCGATGGGATCGGCGATGGCGTCAAACGTGATGAATACTATGTCTGGGAGTATGCCAGCCCCAGCGAAGATGATGAAAATGCCTACTAGCGGTCAAGATATAGGTACAAAGTTTCACAATACACTACCTGATGGAACACCACTGTCGTCTGGCGGCGTTGCTGGAGTTGATTTTCCTAGACGTGGTGAGGAAGGCAGTTTTTATGGAAGCCAAGCCCAATCTTTACCATTTACACCATCAATAGCGCCACAAGGTAACTTTAATGTCAACCAAGCGGCGGCTGGTGGACTACAGCAGGCGATGCAAGGCACTCAGGCGGCGATGAATTACGCTCCAATGGCTGTAAGGCCAACTGCATATAATGCGGCAAACGCATCAGCTACTGGATACAATCCAAGCGCAATGACCAGCGCAAATTATGGGGCGTCCACCATCGGTCAATCTCCGACAGTTACAGCTCAAAACGTGCAAGCTGGTCAATTGGCAAATACTAACTTAGGCGCATACACAAATCCATTTGAGAGCCAAGTTGTAGATCAGTCATTACGTGACATTGAGCGATCAAGATTAATGGCACAAAACCAATTAGGCGCTCAGGCGACATCTGCGAATGCGTTTGGCGGATCTCGTCAAGGTATTGCCGAGGCTGAAACAAATCGTGCGTTTGCTGATCAAGCGGCAAGAACTGCATCTGGCCTCAGACAAGCTGGATACACGCAAGCACAGCAGATGGCTCTGCAAGACATAGGAACAGCCCAGCAAGCGGCATTAGCTAACCAGCAGGCAAATTTAGCGGCTGGCACAACCACTGCTGGATTTGGTCAGCAGTCAAACTTAGCAAATCAGGCGGCACTAAATCAGGCTGGTCAATTCGGGGCAACAGCCGCAAATCAAGCGGCGGCGGCAAATATGGCGGCGCAAAACCAAGCGGCACAATTTGGTTCAAGTGCGGCTAATCAAATGGCGCTCACAAATCAAGCGGCGCAAAACCAAGCAAACCAGTTTGGTGCAACACAAGCTATGGCGGCTCAAGTGGCTAACCAGAATGCACTAGCTGGAGCTAATCAAGCGAGATTGCAGGCGGCTAACCAAATGGGCGCATTAGGTCAACAGGCATTCGGCACTGGTCAAGCAATCCAGCAACAGCAGGCGCAACAAGGTATTCTACAGCAGGGAATGCAACAGGCGCTTATTGATGCGGCTAAGGCGCAATATGCAGGATACACTGGATCTCCACTTGCGGCTCTATCTGCCCCACTGGCGGCATTGGGCGCAACGCCCAATCAATCGACAACCACAAATAGCATGAAACCTGGCCTTTTCAACTACTTACAGCTCGGAGCTAATGTAATGGGAGCAAGAAGCTAATGATAGGATTTCCAAGTAGAAACCCACTAGAAGAAACAAATATGAAGAGGAATTATCCAGTGCAACAGCAACAGGTAATTCCAAAGCAAGTTAATCCTTTGGTAACTGGCGGTGGTCAAACTCAAATACAACCACAGCCAAGAACTGGCATGGCTGGGTTATTTGATAAACTTAACCAAAGATCTAGCACAACAGGATTGTCTGGATTAGAAAATTTTGCACAAGCATTAGATGCAGTAATTTTGCCAGAGCTAAGAGCTGGTGAGGCTATTAGGCAACGTGGCGCACAAAGAGTAAAAGCTGGCAATGTAAATAAGACAATTGAATATTTAAAAGCTAATGGCATGGCTGACATGGCGGCAATAATTGAAGCTAACCCAAGCGCGGCTGGCAACGTATTATCTG